AAATTGCCGCACGGATGTCGGCTGGACAATGCAGCACGGAGAAAACGAGATATCGATCTTTGACGAATTCGACTACGCCTTTTTAGGCGACATCCATAAAACAAATCAAGCATTAGACGACGCAGGAAAGATACGGTATCCAGGTTCTACTGTTCAGCAGAACTTCGGAGAGACGGATGATAAAGGTTTTCTTATTTGGGATATCCAAGACAAAGAAAACTTTACGGTGAAGCATGTCGTAATCCCAAACCCAAAGCCTTTTGTCACCATAAACCTAACCAGAACAGGACGTTTGCCTAAAAGCACAGACTGTCCTTTGGGTGCTCGTATTCGACTTGTTTCGGAAAATAGTCTGCCTGTTAGTACAATGAGGCGAGCTATTGACGCAGCCAAACACCGATTCAAACCAGAAAGCATTGGTTATCTAAACCGTTCTGCTGGTCAACGAGGTAGCGTCGAAGATTTAGCAACTGACGATGTAGAAGAAAATCTACGTGACGTTACAGTTCAAGAAAAACTTATCAAAGAGTATTTAAAAGATTTTGAGGCAACAGACGAACAGTTAGAAGCGGTATATGAACTAAATCGCAAATGTAATACCGTCTTAGCAGAGAAAGACGACGTTCAGCGCAATGTAAGCTGGAACTTGCGCTCTATGCAGTGGAATAACTTATTCAACTATGGCGAGGACAACTCTATAAACTTTGATAAACTAAATGGCATTATCGGCATTTTTGGTAAGAACTTCTCTGGTAAGTCCTCAGTTGTCGATAGTATGCTTTACACCATCTTTAACTCAACAAGTAAGAACGAACGTAAAAACCTCAACATTATCAATCAAAACAAAGAAGAAGCTGTTGGCTCAGTTACAATTGATGTTGGACCCAAGAGTTATACAATCGAACGCAAAAGCGAAAAGTATATCAAAAAACTTAGAGGTGACGAAACAGTAGAAGCAAAAACAGATATTTTATTTAAGGTAAAAGACCTTGTAACGGAAGAGGAAACCATTCTTAACGGTACAACTAGAAATGAAACTGACGCTATTATCAGAAATCACTTTGGTAACGTCGATGACTTTTTAATGACTTCTATGTCTTCGCAGATTGACTCTCTTCGTTTTATCAACGATGGTTCTACAAAAAGAAAAGAAGCGCTCGCAAAGTTTTTAGACCTCCAGTTCTTTGAGAAAAAATACAAGCTGATCAAAGACGAGGCAACAGATCTTCGTGGTGCCCTTCGGAAAGCAGAAGACATTGACTATGATAGCGAAATCTATGAAATAGAAAAACAGATGATGTTTTCTGAAAACAACATACAGGAGCAGAATGAAATTTGTGATAAACTAAACGACGAGCTAATGTCCCTACAGATGGGTAAAAAAGATCTTGAAACAAAAATAAGTTCTATTCCAGCAGAAGTTATTAATATCGATGAAGTTCTACAGAAAAAAACTAAACAAGAACAGAATATTCAGACTTACAATAATAACGTTAGTCAATGTGATACAATTCTTGCTGAAAAGAAAGGACTTTTAGATAAGATTGCGAAGTTTGAGGAATCATTCGATGTCGTCTCTGTAAAGAACCAAAAAGACGAAATAGACGAAAAACTTTTAAAAATAAGCAATCTTCTAACAGAACTAGAAAACGCAGAGAAACTGAAGAAGCTAAACGAGAAAAAAGTAAAACTTCTTGGTGAAGTGCCATGCGGAGATAAATTTAAATCTTGTAAATTTATCAAAGACGCTCATGCTTCTAAAGAAACTCTCGTAGATCTTGTGGGACAAGTTCAGTCAATAAATGAGCAAAAGCACAAAGCAGAAAGTCTACTGAATAAGACTGACGAAGAAAAAATAAACTCTCATTTAGAAAAATACAAAAAACTAATGGAGAAGCGACGAGAAGCTGAAAAAGTTGTTCTTAAAACAGATCTTGAAAAAGGTAAGTGGGAGAACTCCATACTCACAGCACAGAACGAAGTTCAAAAGCTTAACCTTTTGATCAGTGATTATAATAAAAACAAAGACCTTATCGAAAATAAAGAATCGTTTACTTTAGAGTTGACAAAAGTAGCGAAAGCTTTATTGGCAAAACAAAAGGATATAAAGTGCTGCCAAGATGAGTTGCTAAAACTTCACAGAGATAATGGCTCGCTAGCGCAGAAAGTCAAGACACTGCAAGAAAAGAAAGAGTGGCTGCATAATCTACAAAATGAGATGACAGCTTTTGATCTTTTAATGAAGTGTATGCACCCTAACGGCATAGCTTATGACATTATCAAAAAGAAATTGCCCTTCATCAATGACGAAATGTCTCGTATTCTGGCTAATGTCGTTGACTTTGAGATTTTCTTTGAGGCAGAAGAGAAGCGACTAAACATTTTCATTAAGCATCCAAAATATGATAGACGACCAATAGAAATGGGCTCAGGTGCAGAGAAGACACTAGCAGCAATGGCTATTCGTCTTGCGCTTCTATCTGTATCATCTCTTCCAAAGTCTAATATCTTTATCCTTGATGAACCGGGGACTGCTCTAGATGCCGAGAATATGGATGGTTTTATTTCTATCTTAGAACTAATTAAGACATACTTTAAAACGGTCATTTTGATTTCACATCTTGACCATTTAAAAGACTGTGTGGACCAACAAATCACGATTGATAAAAGAGAGGGGTTTGCACATATTATGATTTGAGGTTATAAATGCCAGCAAGAATATTTATCTCAACAGCGGGAGACAATGCTAACAACGGTGAAACTGCCGGCGCTCCAGTTGCAACATTTAGAGAAGCCATCATCAAAGTTGATGATGGCGGCACCATTGAAATTATTGATTCAAATACCCATTCACCTTCAAATAGTTTTGACAACAGGGCAGTTGTAAATAAAAGTGTTGACATTGTGCCGTCTAGCGGTCAAACACCAACATTAGATGGTGCAGCAGCGCACACGGCTGGACGTCCAGGTTTTGCAGGCGCCGCAACCTGTACGCTGACCTTTACAGGTATAACATTTCAGAACTGGGGAGCCGGCTCCACGAGCTACTTAGTTAACCAAGCCAACGCTGTAACTGCCCAATATAGTCAATGTACTTTTAAAGATATTGATATAAACATCTTTCACGACCCCCCAACAGCTACGAGCGGTACACCCAATAAACTTGATAGATGTAGAGTAGAAAGGACGTCGACAAAGAAACTTTTTAATAGCCCCCCCGGTGGTGATTGGCACTTCTTAATACAAAACTCTGTCTTTCATTACACCGGTACAGATAGCGGACAAGTTTATATTGATGCAGAAAATAACAATCATGTTAATGGAATAGTGAGAAACTGTAGTTTGCTGGTTGACATAAATGACAGCAATGGTACCTCGAATGGGGTTATTCGCTGTGGTACTATTGAAAATGTAATTATTAGAAATGCAGCCACTGTTGGCAGCTTTAGTTCCCTTGCTGCATTAAAAGCAAAAGGGGGCTATTCAAACAACTGTATTTTTGGAAATTTTGCCGTTGGTCAAGTTAACACTGGTGCCTCGACCGCTGGATTAGTCACCAGTAATCCTCTTTTCGTGAATGAAGGCGCCGAACCACCAGATTTAAAGTTACAAGCAGGTTCACCCTGTATTGGCACCGGTAAAACAATAGCTGCCGTAACAGTTGACTTCGATGGCACTTCTAGATCTGCACCTTATGATATTGGCGCTTTTGTATTTGTATCGACAGCGGTAGGCTTCACTGATGATGGCTCTGAAACTTACAGTAGAAAGTTCGGATCAAATAGTTTTGAAATACACGCTACTGCAAATAAGCTAGCTACAAGGGGGTTTGCTGACAATAAAGAAAACAGGCAGGCACCGTTTTCTGTTACAGTTGCAGGTCCACCAACAATTAGAAGAAGGACGACACCCTATAAAAATGAGACATAGGAGATAAAAGATGACAGAGATTAAAAATCAAGCAAAGCAAGTTAAGCCTTTTTTAGATAAAACAATAGGAAGATTGCTTTCAAGAAAGCTTATGGTCTGGATGACTGCTACTTATTTTATGTTAGTAGGTGGCGCTCTAACCAGCGAAGACTGGGTGGCTGTATCGCTGGCTTACATTGGTATCCAAGGTATCGCGGATATAGCAGCAACATGGAAGCATGGAAAGTAATGTTAACTTTATTGACTTTAAAATCAACCTTGAAGAAAACTTGGACTTGGTTACGACACAATTGGTATGTACCGGCTGTCGTTATTTACACATTAGTTCTTTGGTTTTTGTTTAAAAATAAAGCAGGAGCCTTAAAAGTTTTAGAAATTAGATCTAAAAGTTATGAAAGTCAAATAAAAACAATAGAAGAGGCTCATAAAAAAGAAATAGAGGCAAGAGATCAAATATTAAAAAATTATGATAGTGTCCTAACTCAGCTAGAAAAAGACTATGAAGAAAAGAATATGAAGCTAGATACTAAAAAGAAGAAAGAGATAAAAAAGATAGTAAAAGAATTTAACGACAGACCAGACGATCTGGCAAAAATTTTAGCTGAGAGGTATGGAATAGATTATGTGGAGTAAAATAATATCTTTGATTCTTTGTTTTTCGTTAGTATATACACCCGTATGTCTTGCGGAAAATACTCCTATTCCAAAAGGTAAGATAACCGGACTATCAAAAGGCGAACATGCACCTTATACTGGTGTATTGTTAGATAACATAGCTGCAGCGAAAATATTCTCAGATAAAAAGTATCTAAAAGAACAGTTTGATCTTAAACTTCAATATGAGTTAGGTAAACAAAAAGCAAGATTAGATCTCACTATACAATCTCAAAAAGCTAGCCTTGATTCCTTACAAGAAAAGCACACCACGTTAATGAAGCTAAAAGATGATGAGATAAAAAGACTATCTGATTTGGCAGCAGGTAAAGAAGATTATACCACTTGGTGGACAGTTGGTGGTGTTATCGTTGGTATTGGACTAACAATAGCAGTTGTTTATGCGGTGGATGCAAGGAATTCTAGATAATGGCTGGTCGTCGTCGTAGAATAAGAAGAAGCGCATTTGCTATAAGAAGAATAAGCGACATTGTAAAACAAGAGTCACCAGCATCCCCCGCAGGAGCAGATGACACCATACAGTTTAATAACGCTGGCAGCTTGGGGTCGGTCGCACCACTTACATTTGACGACACACATCTTAAAATAGCTGATGACACAAAATTAATATTTGGTAGTAATGACGATGCATTTATCGAATATGATGAAGCTGGTAGTGATTTTTTAATCATTTCCGGTTCAGGTAACGGAATTGCTTTGTCTGGCAGCACAATACAAATACGAGGAACTTTAGAAGGCGCCTCGCCCTTAAAAATTGGTGGCGCCATTGAGATGGTACCAGACTCAGATGGCACAGCAGCTAGTATGAAGTTTGGAGACGATGTTAAACTTTTTTTAGGGGATGATAACGACTCTCACATTATGTTTACTGGTGGATCAAACAATTATTTACAAATATCTGGTTCGGCAAATGGCGTGGTAATATCTGGATCAGCTGTTTATGTAGATCAAAAAATAGGCGTAGGGATGCCAATTGGTGGCGTCACACACGGCATAACACTACCAGATGTAGCAGATAATAGCGGAAAAATTAAAGCAAATGCTTACATGACCTATTCCTCACAGCGTTTTAAGAAAGACGTAGAAGTTATTGATAATCCTATAGAAACTATACAAAACCTTCGCGGTGTGACGTTTACGTGGAAAAAAAATGATCAAAAAGATTATGGGTTTATTGCCGAAGAGGTTGGAAAAGAACTACCTATTATTGTAGAATGGGACAGTAAAAACTCTGAAAATCCTCCTCAAGCCATGAGCATGGACTATACTAGAATTATACCTTTTTTAATTGAAGGAATTAAATCTCAACAAAATCAAATAGATAATTTAAAAGACGAAATAAAGTGTTTAAAACAAGGGACTGAACCGACTTAGAAGTCTATTTATCTAACCAGGTGTGATTTCGTACCACCTGGTATATAGACTTATAAGGAGGATTTTAAAATATGTCTAGTCCCGCTACAGTAAGTGAATATGGAAAATTTATTGACTTACAACATTATGCCGCTGCCGCTCCGACGACAAGTGGCTCACTTTTTCTTTCTGGTACTTCTGCTGCCGGATTTAATTTACGTACAAACGTAGGCGTTAAAGCTGCTGGTCAATTAAGTGGCTCTGGCGCTGGTTTTTTTGGAAGTGATATCCGCGTCAAAGGCGCCGGTACTTTCGGAAGTAACGTTACCGCTGTAGGATCATTCATTATTGGATCTGCAGATATGAGTGAAGCTGATCTAGAAAAACTTGATGATATTACCAATGGTACTGTCGCCGCCAGCAAAGCGGTTGTTGTTGATGCCAACAAAGATGCTTCTGGTTTCCGCAACGTTACAGCTACCGGCGCAGTCACCGCAGGTAGTTTCGTAATTGGCTCCGCTAACATTAGTGAGGCAGAGCTTGAGACAATTGATGATGTTACTGCCGGCACTGTTGCCGCAAGTAAAGCTGTCGTTGTTGATTCAAACAAAGATATCTCTTCTTTCCGTAATCTCACCGCCACTGGTGCTGTGACTGCTGGTAGCTTTGTTATTGGTTCTGCTGATATTAATGAAGCAGAGCTTGAAACTATTGATGGTGTTACTGCTGGTACTGTTGCCGCAAGTAAAGCTGTCGTTGTTGATTCAAACAAAGATGCAGATGGGTTCCGTAACGTTACCATGACTGGTGATATGACTGCTGGTACTATCACAATGACTGGTTTCACAGTTGATGCAGATGGTGACACTGCACTCAAATCGCTATTAGTTGATGATAGCTCAACGATTGGTTGTGATTCTGACACTGATCTAATGTCTCTTGCAGCTGGTGCTCTTACCGTTAACGGTACACTTTCTGCTGATACAAGCTTCACTCTTGATGCTGTAACTCTTGATGCAACAGAGCTTGGCTACCTCGACGGTGTTACCGCTGGTACTGCAGCTGCTAGCAAGGCTCTCGTTCTTGATGCAAACAAGAGAATTGGCTCACTCACTTCACTAACCGCTTCTCACATTAAAGTTGATACTCTCGATGTTAATACAATTAATAGTGTAACAACAACAGCTAATGATCTTGAGGTTTCGGATAGAAGAATTATTGCTGCTCTTTCTTCCACTTCAGCTAACGCTGATGGTGGCGGTCTTAGAATTGGTGGTGATGCTAGCACTGATGGTCATGCGGCAATGCTTTGGTCACACTCTGATAGTGCGCTAGCTCTATCAATTGGCTCAACTGATATTGCATTTGTTCACGCTGGTGGTTTAGATCCAGGCGCGGATAACAGCTTTGACCTTGGTGGTGCTTCTAACGAGTGGAAAGATCTTTACCTCGACGGTGTTGCTTACATTGACGAGTTACGTGCTGATCAACTTGGTGCTGCACTTGATGCAAACAGTCAAAACATCACCGGTGTTGGTACATTCAGCGCTGCTGGTGCAACTGTTACTTCATTAAGCGTTACCGATGGTAATATCACAAACGTTGGTGATATCGCTCTTGACAGCATTTCTGCTGATGGCACTGAAATCGATATTAGTCTTACTGACAATCGTTCTGCCGCTCTAGAGATTAAAGAGAGTTCAAATGTCTACATGTCATTTAGCACAGCTAATGGTGAAGAAGGCATTGTTGTTAAGAAAGAGATGGAGCTTGAGCAAGGTGCTCTTATTTTTGACGATAAAGAATTACAATTTGCTACTGACGAAGGTGGTGTAGGTGCATCAGGTTCTTTAAAGTATGTTTCTGCCTCTGATGTATTCCAAATTTCTGGTAGTAAGGCTAACGGTCTTAAGTTACTTGGTGATATTGATGCATCAGGTTATGCGTTCCAAGCTGCAGCTGGTGTCCTCACAAGCTTAAGCGTTTCCGATGGTAACATCACTAACGTTGGCTCACTTGCATGTGATAGTATCACTGTTGATGCTGCTGGCGTAGGTTTGGACATTCAGTTTGGTGGTAACACTGGCTTGAACAAGTTAACCTTAACAGATAACCTTGCCTCCGCGCTTGATGTCAATGAGGGTGGAACTTCTTACTTGAAGTTTGTCACAACAAACGGAAATGAAGGTGTTGAGTTCGGCAAAGAAGCAGAGTTCAAGGCAGGCGGTATTGTTGCTGATGACCAAGCGATGGTTTTCGGTGATGATGATGATGGTAGCATCGCGTTCATATCTGCTGCTAACGTAGTTAGATTCGATGGTGGTTCTGCTGGTCTTCACTTCAACGACACTAGTGCTTTTGGTGCTGATGGCTCTGGTAAAGATGTTTCTTTCCACGGCGCTGCAGCCAATGAGTTAATGAAGTACACTGCTGCTGATCATACTCTTAAGTTTGTTAATGCTTCTAGTGCAACAATTCTAACTCTTGGTGGCGATGCTACCTCTGAGTTTGCGGTTGATGTTGCTGATGGTTCTAACAACCAAAACAAGATTCGTGCTGCTGCTTTCGTCACTTACTCCGATGAAAGACTTAAGACTGATGTTGCTCCAATGCAAAACGGTCTTGAGACTATTAACAACCTTAAGGCTGTTAACTTTACTTGGAAGAAAGACGGTGTTAGAGACTTTGGTTTCATGGCGCAAGAGCTTAAGCAAGTTGTACCACAAGCTGTTCACGGTACAGAAGAAGGTCTATTGGGTGTCGATTACGGTCGTCTCTCCGCTATCCTTGTTTCTGCTATCCAAGAGCAGTCCGCACAGATCGCTTCACTTAAGAAGCAGTTAGAGAACAAGTAATCTTTTACTTTTAGTATAAGTTCTCTGGGGAAGACCTTCGGGTCTTCCCTTTTTTTATTAAAAACTATTTATAAAAGTGGTATAATAATGTTTATTTCCAAAGGGTTGTAAGTGAAAAAAGATTTAAATCAAATCGCAAAAATAGAAAAAGCAATGTCCAAGAAGTTTGGAAAAGAGTCTATTGTTAATCCAAAATCTGGTTGGGATGATGAAAAAGAGAAAGAATATTTAGAGGATTTGAAAGAATTTTATTCTGAAGAATCCAAACAAGATGAAGACAAAATAAATGAAGACGGCTTTTTCATTGCTAGAAACCTAATTAATAAAGAAATAAATAGAGTTTGCCCAGTTTGCGAAACTTATTCTTTTTCTGGTAGAGATGACCTCTACATGAATAAATATGAATGTTGTTATACCTGTTATATTAAATGGGTAGAGCACGATGAGAAAAAATGGTTAGAAGGCTGGCGACCTGATAAGGAGCAAAATTAATGGCTACAGTTTACGATATTGTTAAAGGAATCAACCAAGCAGCAGCAAATGCCTATGATGGGTCACATGATGCGAGATTCAGAACAGACGGAGAGGATGATCCTATTGGCCTCAAGCGTGAAAAAGGCTGTGCCTTAAACGATTCCAGGGTCATGGATGGTTTTAAAGTTCGAATGAGCGGACCTAAGCTAATCGTTTCTTATCAATCAGAAATGCCAGTATCATCTTTTCACAACACAAAGCTTGATGAAGAGTTAGAACAAACTTTTGCTGATATTACAAAATTTTTAAAGAAAGAATATAAGAATCTGTCAGGAGACACACTGAGTCTTACCCCTGATGGCCCTGCGTCTATGATGCTACAAAATATGTCTAAAATTAGAACTTGGGTTCAAGCTTCGAAGGTTTATACTGTAGGTAACATGAAAGATATAATTCCAGTTGGAGAACCATCACAAGAACGCTTAGAAGATAATTTTAAAAAGTTTCTTGAACAGTCCTCCGACAAAAGACCTGAAAATGATACCAGACCAAATGATTAATGGCTTACAAACTTACAAAAGAAAAAATAGTAAAAGAGATTGTAAAATCTGGTAAGAAGCCAGTTTATTTTATAAACACCTATTGTAAAATACCCCACCCAGGCAAAGGTCTTATTCCGTTTAAAACATATGACTTCCAGGCAGATCTCGTCGATGAACTTGCTCTGCATCGATTTATTGTTGTTTTGAAGGCTAGGCAGCTAGGTATTTCTACCATTACTGCTGCTTATGTTGCTTGGTTAGTGCTTTTTCACAGAGACAAGAACGTTCTTATTGTCGCGACAAAACTTCAAACAGCAGCAAACTTAGTAAAAAAAGTAAAAACTATATTAAAGAATCTTCCCCCGTGGCTAAAAATAGCAAATTTTAGTGTGGATAATAAAAACAGTATAGAGTTGACAAATGGTAGTCAAGTAAAAGCTTCCTCTACTTCTGGTGATGCTGGTCGTTCAGAAGCTTTGTCTTTATTGGTGATTGATGAGGCCGCACACATTGATGGCCTCGATGAATTATGGACCGGTCTTTATCCCACGATCTCAACTGGTGGTCGTTGTATTGCTATATCTACTCCAAATGGTGTAGGTGATTGGTTCCACGAGACATTTGTTGGCGCTGAGAGCGGCGAAAATGAGTTTCTCCCAGTTAACCTACCATGGGCGGTTCACCCTGATAGAGATGATGAGTGGTTTAAAACAGAAACTAAAAACATGTCTCGTCGTCAAATAGCACAAGAGTATGAATGTAATTTTAACACTTCCGGCGATACAGTTATTCATGGAGAAGATATTTTAAGGATAAAAGAGGGATTAGCGGAGCCAAAATACAGAGTGGGTTTTGATAGAAACACTTGGATATGGGAAGAAGCACAAGACAATGAAAATTATTTGTTAGTCGCAGATGTCGCGAGAGGCGACGGAGCAGATTCTAGTACTTTTCATGTCTTCAAGCTTCAAACAATGGAGATAGTGGCTGAATATAAAGGTAAGCCAACCTCAGATCTTTTTTCTGAAATACTTTATACAACTGGGTTAGAATATAAAGAGGCAATGCTGGTTGTAGAAAATAACAATGTAGGTTTTAGCGTACTAGAAAAGATTTTAGAAAAGGGATATAAAAATGTTTATCACAGTAAAAAAGGCTCTCATCAGTATGTGGAACAATACGCTGCTATGGGGGATTCATCTGTTGTCCCTGGTTTCACTACATCTCTCAAAACAAGACCTTTAATAATAGCAAAGTTTGAAGAGTTCATAAGAAACAAAGTTTTGACTATTTATTCTAAACGTTTAGCAAACGAGTTAGACACATTTATTTGGAAAAATGGAAGACCAGAAGCTCAACGCGGCTATAACGATGATTTAGTTATGGCAGCGGCAATTGGTTGTTGGGTTAGAGATACAGCTATTGTAGAAAACGAACGAGACGTTGAATACAAAAAAGCTTTTTTAAATAGCATATCTACAAGCCGTACAATGTTAGATACAAGATCTCCTGGTCAGTACAAAGCTTCTTTAAGAGAAAAATATGAAGAAGAGCAAAAAATAAGAAAAGATTTTTCTTGGATATTTAAGGGATAAAAAATGGCAGGAAACGAAAACACCAAAAATACAGAATCACCACTTTTTAAAAGATTAACGCGGTTGTTCTCAGGGCCTATCATTAACTATAGAACCCAGAACACCAGACAACTACGAAGAAGAAGATTGGATAAATATGCCAATACATTTAAAGACGTAGCTGGTCAAAAATTTGAACGCTCTGGGTATAATCCTTTAGAAAATTTTTCAAACTATAATATGAGTACTCAGAGTCGCTTAGTTAGATATGCTGATTTCGATCAGATGGAATACACACCTGAATTAGCTTCTGCTTTGGACATATTTGCTGATGAAATGACAACCTTTAATGTCTATAATAGGATGCTACAAATACAATGCCAAGATGAGGAAATTAAACAAATATTAGAAACACTCTATTACAAGGTTCTTAATATTGAGTTTAATCTTTTTGGATGGGCAAGAACAATGTGTAAATACGGTGATTTTTATCTCTATATGGATATCGATTCACACCTTGGTGTTAAAAACGTTATTGGTCTACCTTCTCGTGAAATAGAAAGATTAGAAGGTGAAGATAAACAAAATCCAAATTACGTACAATTTCAGTGGAATAGCGCTGGTGTTACTTTCGAAAATTGGCAGATAGCGCATTTTCGTATTTTAGGAAATGATAAATTTGCTCCATATGGTACTTCTGTTCTTGATCCTGCCCGTCGTATCTGGAGACAGCTAACTCTTCTTGAGGATGCGATGATGGCCTATCGTATTGTTCGTTCACCAGAAAGAAAAGTATTTTATGTTGATGTTGGTAATATACCAGCACAAGATGTAGAAAATTTTATGCAACGCTTTATAACCTCCATGAAGAGAAATCAAGTTGTTGACCCAGATACAGGTAGAGTGGATCTTAGATATAATCCACTGTCCGTAGAAGAAGATTACTTTATTCCTGTGCGTGGTGGTGTAAAAACAGAAATTCAAAGCTTACCGGGGGGTACTTTTACTGGTGATATTGATGATGTTAAGTACTTACGAGATAAAATGTTTTCTGCCCTTAAGATACCACAATCTTATCTCATCAGAGGAGATGGTGGAGAAGAAGAAAAAGGCGCCCTAGCACAGAAAGATATCCGTTTTGCTAGAACTGTTCAAAGATTACAACGTTCAATTATTTCAGAAATGGAAAAAATAGCCACTATTCATCTTTACGTTCTTGGTTATCGTGGGGATGATCTAATCAACTTTAAGTTAAAACTTAATAATCCTTCAAAGATTTCTGAGCTACAAGAGCTTGAAACTTGGAATACGAAGTTTAGTGTTGCTTCACAGGCCACTGAAGGATTTTTCTCAAAACGTTGGATTGCTGAGAATATATTTGATGTGTCAGAAGATGAATTCCTACGCAACCAAAGAGAGATCTTTTACGATAGACAAATTGCAACCGCTCTTGAAAAGGTTGCCGAAGAAAGTGCTGCGACAGACGCCGGAGGTGGTGGAGCACTAGGTGAACTTGGTGGTGGAGACTTAGGAGATCTAGGAGGTGAAGAAGATCTCGGTGGGGATGACTTAGGTGGAGAAGATTTAGGTGGAGAGGACTTGGCCGCTGACGAACCGGCAGCAGAGGACACTACATTATTAGCAGAACCAGGCGGTGAAGAACCTTTAGGTAAGCGCGATGATGAACCAAGTCTTAAAATTAAAAACAAAAAAACCGGTGAGACAACAACTACAAAATCAAAAGGCAAAATGTATAAGCCAGTTAAAGTTGATAAAAGAGATAATGGAGCCAGAAAAAGATCGTATCGCGCCAACCATTCTCATGAGGTATCTAGAATGCCAGACCGACAAATAAGAATGAATTTATCAAAAGATGCGGCCGCAATGCTTGGTTTAGACTCTTTTAAGACCACCGGTAAGGGCATTTTTGAGAATAAAACAACTAATTACGAAGAAGAAGAAAGACAAATCTTCGAAGTTAGAGATGAAATAAAAGAAATCTTTAAAGATTTGGAGCAAAGTTAAAATGGCAAAGCATAATAAAAAAAGAAACACTGCTTTTATTTATGAAGCATTGGTTCGTGAAATTGTGAAGCAATCAGTCGCAAAAAACAACGAAAAAAGAAATGCTGCCATTCAAATTATGAAAGAGGCATTTGCCCCAAAAACACAACTTAGAAAAGAACTAGATCTTTATAAGACTCTCATGGAAAATAATGAGTTACAGGAAAACATTGCGGAAAAAATTCTCCAAGAAACAAAAAATCAGCACTCAAAGGTGAATCAAGAACAACTTTTCAAAGAACAAAGTGTTACTATATCCAAGATAAACAAACAATTATCAAAAAGTGTTTTTAATAATTTTGTACCAAATTACAAATATTTAGCCACTATATCACAAATATTTGGCTCCACAAGTAATCCTAAAACAAAGGTACTCTTAGAATCACAAATTGTGGAAAAACTTACATCAAAAAAAGCAGAGAAGACAGAAAACCCACAAGTGTCTTCACTTGTCGTTAAAACTTTTACTAAAAGATTTAATGATTCTTACTCTACACTACTTGAAAGCCAAAAGCAACTACTTTCTAATTATATTTCTTCTTTTGCCGATAACGGCTTGGAATTTAACTTTTATTTAAGTGAAGAGATTGGTCGACTAAAAGAGGTTGTAGTCAATGCTCAAAACTTAGAAGAGACAAAAAATGACAGCACTATTAAAGAAAATCTGTTAAAAGTTAATGATATTTTAGAAAGTGTCAAAGAAAAGCCCGTTGGAAAAGAAACCCTTTACAAAATTTTACAAGTACAGCAACTAGAAAAAGAGATTGTATCATAATGAAAATATCAATTGATAATAAAAAACCGGTTCGTATTAAAATAGATAAACCTGACGCAGTGGTTGAACTTAAAGCAAGAAAAACTATGGCCGGCGACATTATGATATTTGATCACCCAGATATAGATATCTTAGTTTCCCCGTCAAAAAATAAAGTTTTTGCTCTTTCTAAAGATCGCTATGGAAATCATGTTTATGCCACACAATCTAGAATGTTTGAATACCTATCAAAGCGCGGAGTGGTGGATCCTAGTAAAGTTAGGGGCGGAAATATTTTTGGTTCTTTAGAGGGTGCGATACTTATTCCTGAAGAAAAACAAAAAGATGTAAGCCCTATCGATGTTGCTGTCTATTCAATCGCAAAGTTTCTACATAAAGAGGCTCCAGGTGTAAAGGCATACAGAGACTATGAAAATAGCTTTGATAAAGCCTTAACAGAGCCATCTGATGAAGATACTACCCGACTAGGAAAAATCCCCCACGAACCAAGACAAGGCACAGTGAACACTTATCCAGGTTCAACCGCTGCCTATGGTCTTGTCGGCTACTACTACGAGGAATAAATGAATTTATTACATTTTGTTTTATGCGCTTACGGTCTAACAATGATCGTTGTCTACGGCTCTATATTTGAAAAATTTAGACAACTAATGGATAAAGCAGGGTTTTATGGCAAGCTTTATAGGTGCCCTCTGTGCTTTGGTTTTTGGGCCGGAGTGTTTTTATGGAGCATAAACCCTTTTACAGAACTATTTACATTTGACTATAGTTTAATAAATGCTTTTCTTTTAGGGTGTTTATCCTCTGGAACAAGTTATTTATTAGCAATGCTCGTGAATGACTTTGGTTTAAAAGTAAACCAAAAGGAGTAAAAATGCGTAACGAATGGACTTCAAAGTGGAAATTACAACCTGTCCGTCGCTGCTGCAGCGGATCGATAGGCGTGCGGGTAACGCCCGCTATAAGGATTAATAATGGCTAAACAACTTTTACGAGAGTTTTTTGAACTTAAATGTGATGACAGAGGATGTCGCGACCTCTTAACAGAGGGCGAAAAAAACATGATTAATCAAGGATTTCTTGTGTTTCCTGCTAAATTACAACAATGCAATGTAAGAAATGGCAATGGTAGAACTTATCCTCGTGACGTGCTCGAAAGAGAAGTTGAAAACTATCAAAAGTTAATTAAAGAAAACCGTGCATTGGGCGAGTGTGATCATCCCGATGACTCAGTTATTAATCTTAAAAATGCCTCTCATATGATAACAAGAATGTATTGGGATGGCGACAGTGTATTGGGAACCGTAAAGGTTCTTAAAACACCCTCTGGTGATATACTCAGAGGTTTATATGAAAGCGGCGTTCTATTTGGCTTTTCATCTAGAGCCATGGGATCATTACAAGAAAGTCGCGACGAATATGGAAATTCCATTCAGGTTGTTCAAGATGATTTACAACTTATTTGTTTTGATGCTGTTTCGGAGCCTTCATCTCCTGGCGCATATGTCATGGATGGAAAGAATGGAGGAGTAAAATTACAAATGTCTGAAAACAAATCAAAAGAATTTTTTACAAAAGGCGATAGAATCAATCGCGCACTAAATGAAATTTTAAAAGGTTAAAATGAAAAAATCACAACTAAAAAGAGTTATTAAGCCTATTGTAGAAGAATGCATCAACGAAGTGCTTCTAGAGAAAGGCTTATTGTCTAATATCATTTCAGAAGTTGTTAAAGGTATTCAGCCTATGCAGCCAGTTATACAACAAAAATCTGTAATGCAAGAAAATAAATTAATGCAACAACAGCGTCAAGAACTACAAGAACAAAAATATGAAATGATGAAAGCACAAAAAAGAAAACTATTAGACGCTGCTGGTTTTGGTGTAGATGTTTTTAGCGGGACAGAGCCAATAGAAGAAGCAGCAGATCCTTCCAATGGTCAAGCAGGAGCGTTAAGTGGTATTTCACCAAGCGACCCAGGTGTAGATATTGCTGGTATAATGGCAGTTGCTAATCGTGACTGGTCAAAAATGATTTAGAGGTTATTATGGGAAACAAGAGACCAATTAATGTCGAAGTAAAACCACGCCATAGAGATGAGCCGGTAGAAAAATTAATTAGACGTTTTACTAAGAAAGTAAAAAATGAACGAGTTATAGAAAAAGTTTTGTCAAGAAAACGCTATGAAAAACCCTCAGTTAAAAGACGTAGAGAGAAAAATAGAAAAAAAAGACTTATTCAAAAACTTAACCGCGAGCGCCAACTACGCGAAGAACAAAGACAAAAATAGTATTTTAGTATTTTAATAACTAATTAATGATAGTTATAAAAGGAGATTTGTATGTCCTCAATGTTAGAACAAGCCATTATTGATGCCGAGCAATTAAAAGAAACTGCCCAGAGAACAGCTGAAGAAGCCGTCATAGAAAAGTACCAGTCAGAAATTAAAGAAGCAGTAAATCAAATCTTAGAGCAAGAAGATACTCTAGAAGAAGATGAGGCTGCGTTGGTGGTTGATGAGGGCGAGGCTAGCTTGGTGGACGAGTTGCCATCTGCACAATTAATGGACGAAGAAGAGGTCGTGGAAATTAATCTAGATCAACTTGAAGAGCTAATGGCACAAGCTATGGAAGAAGGCTCTCTAGACGGTAGTGATTTAGCAGATCGTCATGATGTCGCTGCGGAAATCACGGCACTACAAGAGGAAGAGGATTTGGATGAAGAAATTGAGTTAGATGAAGACATCAATGACCTATTAGAAGAGGAAGATCTAGAGGAAGAAATTGATATTGAAGAATCTGAGCTTATGGAAATTATTAAAAATGTTCTTAGCGAGGAGCTTGGCCCTGATTTAAAGGATGAAGAAACCGTGGATGAGGGTGCTGACACTTCTGCAACATCTGTTGATACGCTAGAAGAGGTCGAGGATCTTGAAGAAGAGAAAAAGCCAGACTTTCCTGATGTAGATGGTGATGGTGATACAAAAGAGCCTATTTCAAAAGCCCAAAAAGATAAAAAGGAAAAAGAAGGCGGCGAGG